CCGCCGTTGGCCAGGATCGTCTTTACGTCGGCCAGGATAATCTGCAGCAGCGCGTTATTGTTCTGCACCCCCTGGAGGATGGTATTTAGGAGCTGGCAGCCGCCACCGCCTCCTCCACCTCCGCCGTTCGGGGGCTGGGGACACGGACCGAAGCCCGAGTTGTGGCCGGGTGGGATCATGCACTGAGGATTGGTGGCGTTACAGGCGCTAGGGTCGGCGATGTACTGGGCAATTGTGTCGAACATGCGCTTGAACGCCGCCCAGTTTGTGAGCTTGGTCTTGCCGAAGTAGACCGCGAAGCCCACCTCGGTGGTGAATAGCTTGTTGGGAGGGTACGTGTTGTCATTGGGCGCCAGGTCCTGCCACAGCTTGGTCTCGCTCCTGGGAAACTCGTCAGCGTGGGTCTTGCTGTGGCCTAGAATGTTAAGAAGTTCGGTGACCCCGACGTATGGTTTGTCAGCGGGCGTGCCCCCGTAAAACACTGGCACGTCGGTGCCGTCTACTCGAGTCGAAAATATCAGCCTGGACATGATGTTTGTTATAAATTATCTTACTAGAACAGTATTTTATCCGATTTTATCGTCGCGTTTTGGATACCGTGTCGACTGACACGTGTCCGTTATAAAAAAACCTGTATCTTTGCTGAAATAAATGGTTTACTTTCAGCGTAACTGTTTTGTTTATGTTAGTAAGATAATATTAATATGGCTTCTATTCCGGCCGATTCTAAAGCATTCATAAAACCGTTTGAGGGGACCGATGTCACGTGTCTGGTGCTGGACGTGGTGGCGTGGTTCGGTGCAGACGAAATCAGCTCGATCCTTAACCTGAACCTTTGTAGATCCATCAAAAGCCTACCAAACAGCCAAAAGGCTCTGTGGAAAGAGCTAGAACCACAGGTGAACAGCGAGAAGCAGTTCATAAGCAGTCTGGGCGTGAGATTGCTCATCGCCAGAACGCAGGAGGGCTCTCACGGAAGGAGACGTAGTTCTCAGTGTGGTAGGAGACGTAGTTCGCAGTGTGGTAGGAGACGTAGTTCGCAGTGTGGTAGGAGACCGGGGTCTAGACGAGGTTCTAGATGCGGGTCCGGGGACCGCAGAAGGAGTAGCTCGCGCGGGCGCCGCGGATCACGCTGCGGACGCATACATCTGGGCAGCTGCGGACCTCTAAACTGTGGTCGCTCCTCCTCCCCCGTTTTCCAGTCTTACTACAACAACTGCCCCATCGAACGCCCGTGCACAACCTCCTCCGTATCGCACCCCAGATTCGAGCTGAGCGATTGTATGCACAGGCTGGGTAACATATTCATAGACGAGGCCATCTACGACTCCAGAGCGTATCCCGAGCTTGAAGAAATTAACCACAAGATCAACAGGATCTACGACATTGTCCTAGAGAGATCAATCGCTCCACCCACGGTGTAAAAAATAATAATAAAATTCACACTAGTAGTACATTTATTAGGCTCCAGTTCATTACAGTTTGTCCACCAGGTTGCTTAAGAACGCCGAGCGTTTGTCTTGAAGCTGCTTGCGCACCTCGTACGGGTTCTTCTCGAGCTTGGCCAACTTCTCGTACCTCGCCCCCACCATGGCTATGTCGCTCTTCATCCGGTTGATTGAGTTGAGCTGGTGTGTCAGCGGCTGGTTGAAGAAGGAGGGTTTTTGTTGCGACGAGTTCATTATGAGTCGAGAGTCTGGAGAGAGAATGCGGATGAATGATGGGTAAATCAGATCGTCCCCAACCTTTATACTGTTTTCAAAGTGACCTTTTATCTTTGTTTACTCTCAATTGTAGATAAGATCTCTATCCAATATGTCGTTTTTTAGAAATTTGCGCATCACAAACAAGCGGTACCCCAACCTTAACGCGTTCAACAACGATTACACCAACCTGATCCGCCCGACTGTACCTTCGGGCTTCAACATGGGTACACCGAGCGGCATAGCATTACCGGGGGGGCAGGTGCAACCGGGTTTCAACATTAACAACAACTTTGTTTCCAACGCGCAAATCAACAGGGTCATGAGGAACAACGACGTCTCGGGTATCCGAAACGTCTTTCCCGGCGCCAGCAACAACAACATTCGAGGGTTGGACGTGTTACGGAGGACCGACAACGTCCCCGACCCCTCCATAAACAGGCTCACCAACAGCAAGGACCGCGTTAAAAACTCGTTTCCAGAGACCTCCACGCGCACACCCCAGGGTGTCGACAACGCGCTACAGCAGAACCCCAGACTCATGAACTATCTTAGAGGGGCGGGTGGTTTGGTTCTAATCGGCGTAGGCGTCTACTTGGTGGTCAACGTGGCCGATCTGGTGGGCTCGATCGTCGAGGCGCTCAACAGGACGGGAGGATCCTATCTTTTTGTAGGCAACAACGGTGCAGACACCCTCGACCGTATAGAAACTTGCATTCTGAGGTACAGGTCGTGTGGAATGATGCTAAACCAAATAGATGAGCACGCGTGCAAAGACGAGTTCACCAACGTATACTTGGATCCCATTTTGACAGAGGCCGAGGGTAGAGCGTTCTGCAACGGCTATAGCTTGGAGAGAGAGCAAAGCGTGTGCAGGGGTTCGGACGCCAATGCAGACCCCACCTCGTTACAGTATTTCGACATCGCCGATCTGGACACCAACATGACGATACAGTGCCTGGAACCGTACGACTTTGGCGATTTGATCGCAGACCTTGGGCTCGACGGTCTCCTCGGAGAGAACGGCCTCCTCACCAACGTCTCGGGAAGTCTCACCAGCTTCTCCGACAACTTCATGACCATACTTTTCGTACTGGGAGGAATAGTACTGCTCCTCTTTATCGGTTTTGTTATCTTTAAAATGACAATGAGCAAAAAAACGTAGAATGCATCATCGAGATTAGATTATATGCATTTTTTATCTATCGGTGCAGTATAAAACGTGCACTTTTTCTTTGGACCTTCACAAATTATCAAGGATTTGAATTGTGCACCAGTTTATTCTTTTCCGATTTGAACCTACACTTCTTGATTTCTTCTGTTCATCATGGTCTTTATCGCACTGGACGGAGTGGCGGCCACCACCAAGACCACCGTGATCAACAAGCTGCGGGACACGTACCATGTGCACCTCAACGATTACAAGGATGTGGGTGATAAACTCAGACTGTGTCCCGACGACAAAATGCTCAACGGTCTCGTGTACCTCCTGTCTCGAAGCTTGGATTATGAGCATTTGGGTTCCCGCAGGCGTCATCTTTTTGACAGGGAACCGTGCGCAGCGCTTCTCTACCACCTCATCCACAACGATCGACCGGATAAAGAGGTGGAAGCTCTAGCGCGCATGGTGAAGTTTTACAATCTGAACTCACACTGGCGCTCTCTGATCTTACTCACGCTGCCGGGCCAGGAGCAACTGGTGGTAAACGTGATGATCAAGCGCGCCAACGGCCTGGACGACTACACCGTGGACTACGTCAAAAGGCAGAACCGCATCTTTAAGATTTGGGTGCGAATCATGAACTACCCCACCTACGTCGTCGACCACTCGAAAGACTTGGCCAGACAGCAGGAAGAGATACAAAATATTCTACATGATATGTTTGAGGAGCACTGCCCACTACCGTGGTACAAGAGATGCAAGAAACACATCGGCGCATACATTGACGCCGTCGTCCCGAGAAGAAACCCCAAACACGCGCCACGAAATCAATAAATTCTCGTTTCACTGTAAACTTTGTTGTTGTTTCTACTGTACAACCCCCCAACATGGACATACACCGATTCGTCAACCAACCCCCCGATCCGATCTCCACCGTCCGCACCCTATACTTTACCAAGTACAAGCAAACGCTCGATACCAACTTTTTGGGCCATACACTCACACCCACCAACATTATCGTGATCCGAAACACCGTCAAAATCATAAACGAGCTTCAGACTTTGTATGGGCAGACGATGTTCGTGTTCGAAACTATGATAGTTCAGCTCCAAATTAAGCTGTTTCAGTATAGTTTGATACTTGAAGAGTTGACCGATGATGATTTTTGCTTTGATGCCAACCTACCCCATCTCAAGACGGCCAAAAACTTTTTCGGAGGCCATCTCGGCATCATCAACTATGACGTAGATTGTGACGAGAAGCTAGTGCTGTACCGCGACTTTGTTGTAGAAAGTATGCAGGAGTTGTGCGCGCTGATGTTGGCGGTTGAAACTAGTAAAGACGACGTCTTAAAACTGTACCGGATAAGCGTGGGGGGATCTGTGATCGTGTGCGGCGTGTGCCAAGAGGACTGCGTAAACGGATTCAGAACGGAGTGTGGGCACGACTTTTGTTACGAATGCTTCGTGAAGAGCCAGAGTGTCAAGAACGCATGCCCCGTATGTAGAAACGTGAAGAGTTTCAAGTATAACATGGAGAAAAAAGATAATTTGTTGCAGAGAATAAGGACGGTGTATTCGAATTCAAAGTTGTCTTGGACAAAGTAATAAGACGCATCTAAAGTATGGAGCCTGACGTTTGTAAGCATGTGTTCATTGCCAGCTACTTTGACCTGCACGATAGGGATTACTTACCGGAGCGGGCCAAACAGTTCTTGCGAGAGCCGCGCGACGAGGACATTAAATCGTACCTCGACTATTTAGAGGGGCTGAGACTGCGGAACGCGGTGATGGACAGATCGCCCGACGTCTTTAAATACGTAAAGCCGCAGTTCAAGTTTGTGTGCGACCGAGAGTACGACCTGGACGTGGTCAAGTACAGCTTTAGCGGGGTGTTCCTGAGGAAGGGTGCCGTGGTTTATGCCACCAACCTGTTCGTCGCGGACCCCAGCGAGACCATCGCGCGCTTCATGCACAAGTTTGGCGACGGAAGCTACGCGGCCCAGGGTGCCGACGAGACCTCTTTGGGTGAGAAGTTTATCGTGTGGAACGGGACCGACGGCATGATGTTCAGCAGGGCGTACTTGGACTGGCAAGGTCTCAAAGTGTGCAACGGCACCAAGTACCGGGAGGAAGACGATTACAGGTTCTACATATTGGGCGAAACTCTGGCGCAAAAGTTTATACAGAACAACGTTAGGAACGAGGGTGGCGGAACGCTCAAGAACTTTTACAAAGGTACTCCGCTAAAGTACACGGACAACA